TGGAGCGGGAGGCAAAAGCCCAAGCCCGCAAGGACGAGTGGCGGTCCATATACGAGGACTGCTACGAGTTCGCCCTACCGCAGCGCAACCTGTACAGCGGGAACTACGAGGGCAAGGTCGCGGGTAAAGCCAAGATGTCCCGTGTTTTCGACTCGACGGCTATCCACGCAACGCAGCGCTTTGCCAATCGGTTGCAAGCGGGGTTGTTCCCGCCGTATAAATCCTGGTGCCGCCTGGAGCCTGGCAGTCAAATAAATGAACAAGACAAGGTGCAAGTTCAAGAGATATTTGACAAGTACAGCGACCAGTTATTTGAGACGCTGCGCCAAACCAACTTCGATTTGGCCATGGGTGAGTTCTTGCTGGACATGGCAGTCGGCACCGGTGTAATGATGATTACAGCTGGCGACGAGTCTACGCCAGTACGGTTTACACCCATTGCTCAATACCTGGTGGCCATCGAGGAGGGCGCCAACGGCGTTGTTGAAAACGTTTACCGTAAGCTCCGCGTAAAAGCTGAGTGCGTGCAGCGCGAGTTCCCTGGTGCGCAGATGACGGTGGAATTGGCCGAGGCGATCGAGCGCCGCCCAGACCAGGAGCTTGATTTATTCGATGCTGTTGTATATGACCAGGACACGGGCCGGTATCACTACCACGTTGTCTGGCCAAGCAAAAAGCAGGAGCTGGTCTACCGCGAGATGCGCTCCAGCCCCTTTGTTGTCTCCAGGTACATGAAGGTGGCGGGCGAGGTCTATGGCCGAGGTCCATTAACAACTGCGATAGCGGACATTAAAACCCTAAACAAAACACTAGAGCTGGTTCTTAAAAATGCGTCTCTGTCCATTGCTGGCGTTTACACGGCTGCGGATGATGGTGTTCTAAACCCGCAGAATGTGCGTATTGTCCCTGGTGCTGTTGTAGCGGTTGCCCGCAACGGCGGGCCTAATGGGGCGTCGTTGATGCCACTGCCACGGGCTGGAGATTTCAACACAAGCCAGATTGTTATCCAGGACCTGCGAATGAGTATCAAGAAGATCTTGATGGACGATACGCTGCCGCCTGACAACATGACCGCGAGGTCGGCGACCGAGGTGGTGGAGCGCACACGCGAGCTGGCTACCAACCTGGGCAGCGCGTTTGGCCGTTTAATTACCGAGACCATGGTCCCGATTATTGCCCGCACGCTGTTCGTTATGGACCAGCAGGGCTTGATCGACTTACCTTTAAGGGTGAATGGCTCTGAGGTAAAGATTACCCCAGTGTCGCCGTTAGCCCAGGCGCAAAAGCTGCAAGAGGTTAACGACGTTATGCAATATGTGCAGATGGCCAACGCCATGGGTACTGAGGGCCAGATTACGGTTTCTATCCAGCGCGTCCTGGCATTTGTTGCGCAGCGCATGGGTATCGATCAAAACCTACTTAATAGCCCAGAGGAGCAGCAGCAGATTATGCAGCAGATGCAGCAGCAAATGATGCAGCAGCAAATGGCAGAGCAGCAGGCGGCTGCGCCGGTCAATGATGGCGGCGCCATGGCGGGGGCAATGCAATGATAGAAGACGGTTGGGATGGCTTAACAGAAGCGCCACGGATAGAGGCTCGACAAGCGGACGATCTCGATATCCTATATGGGCGCTGCTTTAAGTCGGAGGAGGGTCAAAAGGTGCTTGCGCATCTGCGATCTATTACTATCGAGAGACCGACCTGGACCCCAGGGGAAGATGCCAGTTATGGCTACCTCCGGACCGGGATGGCCGAGATTGTCCGCATGATTGAAAAGAGAGTAGAAAGAAGCGATGGATAACCAAGAAGCAACACAGCAGGACAACATCGGTAAAGATGCCCCGCTGTTAAACCTATCGGCCCAGGATGATGTTTCAAAACAAACCCCGGAATCACCTATACCTTTATATGCCCCTGAGCCTGGCCAAGAGCCTGAGCAAAAAACGGAGGCTGCCGAGCGCCCTGAATATCTGCCAGAACAATTCTGGAAAGATGACGCGCCGGACGTAGAGAATCTTGCAAAGAGCTACAACGAGCTGCGCAAGAAGTTTAGCCAAGGCAAGCATAAAGCGCCAGAAGATGACTATGACATTAAAAATTTGGTGGATCAAGGTCTCAATACAGATGACCCTGCTGTCGGCATATACAAAAGTTGGGCTAAAGAAAATGGAATTAGCCAGGCAGCGTTTGAAGACCTAGCCGCACAAGTGCTGCAGGTGGGCAACGATGACGCCACGCAGTACGAGTACGATCGCCAGGCTGAGATGCAGAAGTTGGGCGAGCGAGCTAACGAAAAAGTCCAGATGGCTGAGCGGTTGCTAATGAAAGCGCCACTAACCAATAGCGAGCGAGAGGCGATGGCCGATAGCCTGGGTTCTGCTGACGCGATAAATGCTTTTCTGAAATATCATTCGTCATTGACCAATGAGGGGATACCATTGCAGCCATCAGCCCAGTCGCCAGAGATGACGCGAGAGGACCTAGAGGGCGCTATTGCCGATCCACGCTGGCAGACGGATGTTGGTTTTAGGACAAAAGTAGAAAAACAATGGCTTAATTCTCAAAATTAACTTGTTGTCAAGTCTATTTATTGTGTATAGAATAGGCTCCGGTGGATAATCGTTTGCGCGACCCGCCTATATGGTGAACCCATTAGTGGCGCGGCTATCCCCGCGCAAGCGACCGCCCTGATAAGGATAACGAGAGCGATAACTGAAACTTTCTTTAGGAGGGTTCTGCTATGGCGCAGAATGTTACTTCGGCTTTCGTTACCTTATTTGAATCAGAGGTAAAACAAGCCTATCAAGCACAAGCCTTATTGCGCGGTACTATCCGCAGCCGTACAGGCGTCCAGGGTACTTCTGTAAAGTTCCCTAAAATCGGCAAAGGTGTTGCCACTGTTCGCGTTCCGCAGACAGATGTCACCCCATTGAACGTCACTTATAGCCAGGTAACTGCGACTATGAGCGATTACATTGCTGCCGAGTACAGCGACATCTTCCACCAAAGCCACATCAATTTCGATGAGCGCCGCGAATTGGTTGATGTTGTGTCTAAGTCTATTGCTCGCCGTATGGACCAGATCGTTGTCGACGCGCTCGACGCTGCATCTTCTCCCTCTACTGTCGCAACAGGCATCGGCGGTGCAACCACCAACATGAACATCGACAAGCTGCGTGCAGCGTCTAAAGCGCTGAATGAAAAGAACGTGCCTGCTGAAGGCCGTTACTTGCTCATGCACGCCTCTCAGTTAGATGCTTTGTTGGGCACCACGGAAGCCACATCCGCTGACTTTGCGTCAGTCCGGGCTTTGGTTCGTGGCGAGTTGGATTCGTTTATGGGCTTCCAAATTCTCACCATGGGCGACCGTGATGAGGGTGGCGTGCCTAAGCCATCTACCCGCACTTGCTTTGCCTGGCACAAAGATTCAGTCGGCTACGCAGAATCTATGGCTCAGAAGACCGAGGTCAACTATGTCCCTGAAAAGACGTCGTTCCTGGTTAGCTCCATGTTCTCTGCTGGTGCTGTCGCGATCGATGATGACGGCATTGTAAAAATCAGCTGTACTGAATAAGGGGGATTATTATGGCTTTCTCATCAACTGGCTTTACAGCCTATGCGGCATCTAAGCGTGGCAGCGCTCCATCTATGTATGGATACAAGTCCACCGATGCTATTGCAGACGTAAATACCGCTGGGTATTTCAACGCACTGTCAGACACCCTGGAAGTGGGCGATGTCATTCACTGTGTTACATCAACGGGTACAACCGCTGTTGTTAGCTTGGTGTATGTGCTATCTAACGCTGCCGGTGTGGTAGACGTTTCAGACGGAACAGTCTTGGCCAATACGGACTCTGACTAAGCAGACGGGGTGGGGAGCAATCCTCACCCCTATTCCATTGATGTAAAGGGGTCCGCATGGCAGCAGGTGATACTAGCTTGTCTATCTGTTCAGATGCTTTGATTATGTTGGGCGCTCAGCCTATATCATCATTCACTGAAGGCACAGACGCTGCACAGGCTTGCGACCGCTTATATCCCGATCTTCGGGATTCTTTGCTTTCCAGGTACTCATGGAGCTGGAGCAGCAAAAAAGCGCAGATCTCGCGCTTAACAACCAATCCAATAAATGAGTGGGATTACGCCTACCAACTACCTGGCGATATGCTGTCTGGCGTTATAGCGCTATTTAACACCGCAGACACGACAGGTTTCCCGCTGCGCAATGGCTGGGAAATATACGGCGACCAGGTTTATACAAACGAAGAAACCGTTTACATTGATTATCAGTTTACGGTTGACGAGAGCAAGATGCCATATTACTTTGTGCATTTCTTGCGCTACGCCATGGCTGCAGAGCTTGGCATGGTGATTACCGACCAGGTATCAAAAGCAGATTACTATCGGTCTTTGGCTTTCGGTGGCGCTGGCGAGCAGGGGCGTGGCGGCTTGTTTAGAGAGGCCATGAATATTGATAGCCGTGGCCAGCTGCCGCGAGTAATTGAGGATTATTCACTGATTGACGTAAGAGGCTGAGATGACGCGCATTGTCCAGTTTCAAACTAACTTCTCAGTGGGCGAGTTAGATCCGCTGCTTAAAGCCAGGACCGACTTGCAGCAGTATCAAAACGCGCTCGAAAAGGCTACCAACATATACATCCAGCCCCAGGGCGGGGTGCGACGTCGTGATGGCCTGCGATTTGTTCACAGCTTTGGAAGTGGCTTTACTGCTTTTAAGGTCATACCGTTTGAGTACAACGTCATAGATAGCTACACCCTGGTGTTTGTCGATCTGCGAATGTATGTCTTTAAGGCTGGGGTTTTGCAGACCAACATAAACGGCAGCGGAAACGACTACGCTACAACAACGGTCACAGCAGCAATGCTCGATGATCTCAATTACACCCAGGCCGTTGACACGCTGATTTTGTGCCATGAAGACCTGGAGACGCAGCGCATCTTGCGTAACAGCGATACCAGCTGGACAGTGTCGGCGCTGCCACTTGCCTATATACCTAAGCACGCATATTCGCTTGATACGCATGAACCAACCTTCACAATTACGCCCAGCCAAATAGATGGCAACATTACCATAACAGCCAGCGCGGTAACAACTGAAACCGGCACGGCGCAGGCTGGCAGCGCGAGCACCCTTACGGTTAAGGCGGCCTCAAGTTATGCTGATGACCAGCCAAACGGTATGTTTATTAACATTACGGCGGGCACCGGAGCTGGCCAAACGAGGCACATTGAAGATTTTGTAGCTGCTACAAAAGTGCTTACAGTTTATCCGGATTGGGATACGGCGCCAGACGCCACTAGCCAATATAGGATCAACGCATTTGAAGCTGCTGCTGTTGATGAATACGCCAACATCCTAAATGGTTTTGGCCGAGCCAGGTATACCGAGTTTGTTAGCCACACCCAAATGAAGGCGTATGTTGAGATTCCATTTTTTGATACGAGTGCAATCACAGCTGGCAACTGGGAAAGTGAGCATGGATACGAGCCGACCTGGTCCGCATCCAGGGGCTGGCCGCGCAGCGCAGCGTTCCATGAGGGCCGTCTATATTTTGGCGGGTCGAAGTCTCGCCCTAATACGATCTGGGGTTCGCGAGTTATTGATTACTTTAACTTCAACCCTGGTTCAACTTTGGATGACGATTCTGTTGAGGCGACAATAAACACCAATCAGCTCAACGTCATTACCAATCTGGTCCCAGGCCCTGACTTGCAGGTCTTTACTACTGGCGGTGAGTTTGTCGTAAGCCAGGCTGCCAATACGCCAATCACGCCATCATCATTTTTAGTAAAGCCGCAGACCAGGCTGGGCAGCAAGCCCGGTGTGCCAATGGAGGATCTGAACGGCGCAACAGTGTTTGTGCAGCGCCAGGGCCGGTCTTTGGTGTCGTTCCA